AAGAGTGATCAGTTAAAGGCTGCTCAGATAAAAGTGGCATTATTTAATTACTGTGGCAACATAACAGAGGCAGCCAGGGAGCTTGGTGTGGACAGGAGGTCTTTGTGGTACAGAATCTCACAGAGTGAAGTGTTACAGCAGGCAAGAGATGAAGGGAGGGAGCGTGCGCTTGATATTGGTGAAAGGGTTGTTGTAAAACACATGGAAGATAACAGTCTTGAAGCAGCTAAGTATTATTTAGATAGGCAGGGGAAAGAGAGGGGATACACGACAAAGACTGAGAATACTACGGCACCTGTTCAGTTAAATTTCCAGATGAACGTATTAAAGCTCACAGAGTCTCTGTCCAGTGAATTAGAGAACAGGGTAAAGAGTATTAATTATCTTGAGTCTGATCCTATTGATTAACACTGATAACAGGGAATAAGAGAATAAAGATGAATTGGTCTGCTGACCCTTGGTTTGCTAAATACCATGAAAAGGCTCTTACTGACGACTTTAAGAAGTGGTGGGTTGCATACTATGGATGTCCTGATGAATATAACAGCTCCGATGATGAGCAACACGAATATTGGGTACGTTGTGCTTTTGCTTTACATGGATGGCTTGCGTCAGTGCCGAAATAGCTCAATGGTAGAGCAAGTGCCTTGTGAACACTAGGTGACTCCTGCTTCCAGCTCCAAGAGAGGGATTTGCTACTATTGCGGATTTATATATCCATATTTCTCAGCCAATAAATATGCAGGCAGATAAATATTCTTAATTTCATCCCAAGACAACCTTGGTAATCTTTTTCTTTTCGTATTAATATTTTCTAATTCCATTGTTGGCAAATCTTCAACTCTGTATGTTAACTGTGCCCTGCTTTCACAGAGTTTGTTCCACTCTGTCCAAAACCATAAATTTCTTTCAAGTTCATTTTTGGGAATATTTTTGCCAAGTATTTTTTTAACGTAGTTCCATGAAAAATCGTTTCTTGGGGGCAGAGTTCTTATTACATCTCTTGGGTTTCTGACCTGGTGTAAGATATAATCGAAGTCTTTAAAAAAAGCATCCTCTTGTCCCACACAAGACCAGCCAATCACGCCATTCTTTCTAATTATCTCATGTCCGAAATCCAAATTTGCTTTACGTAATAATTTCGCTGTAAATTGAGTTCCTGAACATCGGCATGACAAGATTAGTAATTTCATTAATAGGGCCTTCCGTCGGTCCAGGCATACCATCCAAACTTTAATAAGTTATTTTTTGTCTGGTCTTCCCATCTAAAAATAAATAATGGTTCTTCTTTTCTTAGCTTATATATTTCATTTAAACTGTTTATTATTTGTTCGTCTCTGATCTTTCTTAACGCAACAATTCGGTCATTATACCCTATTATTGGCATGTTTGTCTTGTATTCATATACAAAATCCCCATATTTTGCATATTGATTCAAGTCCTCTGTTATCTCTGTAATCTTCTTTTCCTCAATATCTTTTTCAGTAATCATTATCCCTCCTTTCATTTTTTACTTGACAAAATAGCATTTATGGTGTATGGACATAATAATGTCAAATCTTTGACATAGTTATTCTATAAATTAGTATACATTTTATTTTTTCTTTTGCAAGGATTTTATGCCTAAGCGTAAGAAGAACGAGCCATTAAAGAAATATGTTTCACGATGTGTGCCTGTGAGACGCAGTGAGCATCCCGAAGAATCACAGAAGCGGTCTGTTGCTGCTTGTTATGGTATGGGACGTAAGAAGAAGGCTAAGAAGAAATAGTGAAACCTATTAGTATTAATGGCATATCTTCAAAGACTATTTTTCTTAATTGCAGGAAATCTCTCAAGAATTATTATAAGTTTGATTATAATGAATTATGGAAAGAGAAGTTTTTTAATGCTTCCAAGCTTGAAGAACAGATAGCATGGCTTAGGTGGATGTTTACCAATGATTTGTTTTTCATGGTATATTATGGGTTGAACAGGGTTGATATTAATACATTTGATACGCCATTTATTCTACAGGCATGTAGAGAATTAGAAGAAGGTCCGCCCACTGATACTGTTGATCTATGGAGCCGCGGTCATTATAAACTTTTAAGTGATGATACTCCTATGCTGACTCCTGATGGGTGGACTACTCATGGAGAATTAAAGCCAGGGGACTTTGTGTTTGCTCCTAGCGGAAAGCCTGTGAGGGTTTTAGCTACAACTGGTTCACAATATGATCCTGAGATGTATAACATATATTTTAAGAAGCAAGGCAAAATAATGGTAGAAAGTATGTTATGCGCCGGATCACAGCATTTATGGGATGTTGGATTTTTTGATTTTAATTCTAAATGGCAAGAAAGGATTTTATCTACTAAAGATATTATTAATAATCCTAATCATTGGTATACAATTCATGGGGGAAGGGGCCATTGGTATTTTAATAACATAGAGAAAACAAAAACTGTTTCAGGTCAGTGTATCCAAGTAGAGGGCGGAAGATATGTGGCCGGTGAACATTTAATTCCAACGCATAATTCTTCTCTTATTACTCAAGGCAAGACTATGCAGGATCTTATGAAGTATGATGATCTCTCTGTTGGTATTTTTTCTCATACTCGTCCTATTGCCAAGAGTTTCCTGCTTCCTATCAAAATAGCATTTGAAGATAATATTCTCTTAAAGTTTGCTTTTCCTGATAAGCTTTGGGAGTTACCAAAGAAAGATGCCAAGATTTGGTCACTCGATGAAGGTCTTGAGCTTAAACGTGCTAGTGCGAGCAATACAAGAAGCTTGGAAGCTTGGGGCTTAGTGGATGGCATGCCTCAGGCACTAGATATAAATACGCCTGTATTAACAACAAAAGGCTGGAAGAAACATGGTAATCTTGAGGTTGGTGATTTTGTATATGATGAATATCACAAACCAGTAGAGGTAATTTTTAATACAGGGGAAATATTAAACGGTAATTGTTATAAAATAAAATTCAGAGACACAGAAATAATTGCAGAAGAGAATCATCTGTGGCCTGCAAGTGGTACATTAGTCAAAACAAAGGATTTGCTTGTTGATAAAGTACATGTTTTAAGTCTCGATAAAATAGAATCATGTCCCGTTAATTGCATACAAGTCAAGTCTCTCACTGGTTTATATCTAGCTGGTGAATCATTAGTTCCTACTCATAATTCAAAACACTATAACATCAGGGTTTATGATGATGTTATCACAGAGAAGACAGCTACAACGCCTGATATGATTAAAAAGGCCGAAGATGCTTTTCGTATGTCAGACAATCTCGGTACCTTGACCGGAATAAATTGGCAAAGGATTGTAGGCACCATTTATAATTATGGTGATTTCTATTGTACTATTATAGATGAAATGAGGAATGGCATTTATCCGTGGAATGTGAGAAAGTTTGTATGGTGGGATGGTGTTTATACTGAAGAGGATATTGCAAAAGAACAGATAACACAGGATTATATTAATGTTTTTGGATATAAGAAACCAAGGTTGATGACTTGGAAGAGTACATTAGATAAGTATAAGAAGCAATCTAATTTCATTTGGTCATGCCAAATGGAACTCAATCCTACCGTTGATGAAGCCGCTGAGTTTAACATTGAGTGGTTTGAAAATAGATATAGGGCAGTTCCTTCACCAGTTAATCTTTATATTCTTGTGGATCCGGCAAACGAAAAAGAGAAAAACAGTAACTATACAGTTATAGCACTGGTAGGTATTGACAGGTTTTCAAACAGACTGCTTATAGACTTGGTAAGAGATAAACTTGACCTTGGAGAAAGGTGGGATGCAATCAAGGATATGGTTGTTACTTGCTATGATATAGGCGGTAACTTCATGGGCGTTTATTATGAGAAATATGGGAAAGATTCAGATATTTGGTATTTTGAACAGAAACAGAAAGAAGAAGGCATATATTTTGCATTAAATAGTATTAGTGGAAACAAGAGAAGGAAGAATGACAGGATCAGGGCATTAATTCCTATAGCAAGGGAAGGCAAGTTTTTGTTACCTGAGAAGCCTATTATTTATCAAAATGAGGATTTGGTAAAAACTTTACTTAATCGTGAGATAAGGAAATTTCCATTTTACATGAAGAATGATGATATGCTTGATGCTATCAGCAGGATTGAAGATCCAGAGGTAGAGTTAACTGTACCTATAGATTTAAATGCTTATTCTGGAGGCATCGCAGGGATGATGGATGAGTATTATGAAAGCGTCTCATGCGAAGAGCAAATATGAAACATGACAAAGGAGAAAGACAATGACAACGGTGGCTGAATACTTACAAAATGTAAAGACTCCGCAGACACGGAAGGCGATACAGGATTTGCTGGATAATTTTGTGTCCTCTTCTGATTGTACGAAATTTTCAATAGGCGATTCCACAACTTCGGCAAGCATGACTACCACGCCGTATATGTCGATATATAGTACATCGGCAACTGGTCTATATCTGGAAGCTTTGGCTACTAAAACAATGTATTCAGGCATTTATCTTCATGGTGCCGGTACTATTACTAATGGTATTGAATGCGCTGGTGGAATTACTTATTTCCTAGATATGACAAACGCCACAGAGGGAGCAAGTTATATGTTTGATAAGGTAAGCACTGCTTCTGGCGATATTGTTGGGAACATCAGGGTAAAAGATACTGATGGTTCTGTCGCATACATAAATGTATATAGTGATCAAGGAGATGCTTTATAATGCTGGCGAAACTTTTGTTTTGTCTGCTGGTTCAAAGATGCAGATTAGAGATAATGAAACAGGTGAAATAGTTAATAGGCTAAATGAAACCGTACCTGATGATAAACAATGGTCTGTTAGTATAAGCTTGTCAATTATTGAAACATCTGTTTAAAGAGGTACAAATGGGAAAAACAAGATTAGATGCTGTAAAAACAATGATTGAAGAAGAAGACGCAAGGTTAAAAGAAATAAAAGAAAAAACTGTTAAAAAGAAAAAGAAAAAGAAAAAGAAATAATATAATTTTGCGTTTTATATTTTGGGGAATAGGGACACGTGCCTGATAAGGTTAGTTCCTGGCTAACCTTTCCCCAAATAATTCCAGGCATACTACAGGAGTATATAAATGAAGATATCTAATGGAGAAATTTTTAATGCTTATGATGCACTTGGCAAACTTTTTGAAATTGAGTTTCCGGTTAAAACAGGACTTGCATTATCAAGGTTGATTGGAAAGCTTACAGAACCTTATAATGAAATTACAAGAGTAAAAGATAAGCTTGTTAAAAAGCATGGGATATATGATGGTGAGAGGAACAAAGATAAGTCTAAAGATTTTGTTCCAAAAAAAACAGGCAATGTTACTGTCGTGCCAGAAGATGAAACTTGGGAATCTTTTATAAGTGAATATATCGAAGTAATGTCTGAAGATAGAGAATTGGCTTTTGATAAAGTAAAGATACCAAGCAAAATTGATAATGAAACGCTGAAGGTTAAACTTGAAATATTGGCTCCTCTTGAAAGATTTATAGAAGTTGAATAAAGATTATGGCTGAATCAATGGATTATCAGGATATTGAAAAGCGTGTTTTGCCTGAGATAAAACTCGCTGAGGATTATGCCGAGAATCGTGCAGACAGAAGAAACAAGTCTTGGGATCGGTATAAGGGCAAGCCGCTTGGCAATGAGGTTAAAGGCCGTTCACGCTTTGTAACTAGAGAAGTATTGGACACTATTGAGTGGATGATGCCTTATTTTATACGGACATTTGCCTCTGGTGATCCGAAAGTCAGCCTAACGATTGAAGGACAGGAGCCTTGGGTTGGCAAAGCTTTAATGCAGGAGATGATAGAGCAGATTGATTCTGGAACTCCCACTCTCTTTCTGCTTGTATATACATGGATTAAGGATGCTCTTGTATCAGATACAAGCTTTGTAAAGGAAAGGTGGGAGAAAGAATACGATTGGCTTGATATGGAAATCCCGCCTGAAATTGATGAAAACACATTACAACTATATGAACAGGATGACCAATACAAGATTGTAGATAAAGGTCGTCCTGTTCCTGTTTTCAGTGAGGCGAGTACTCCTAGTGAGGGCTTGCCTGGTGGCGGTGGTCCTGTCTTTACAATGCCTCTTGAAAGCACAGTTTACAGGGATGTGAAGGTTAAGCAGAAAGTAAAGGTAAGGGATTGTCTTGTTGTAGAAAATATGCCGCACATGGAGTTTCTTGCACATCCAAAGTCAAAAGATATTAATGATAAATATGGTAAAGGTCACAAGGCTGAAATAGAACTTCATTATCTCAAGAAAGTTAATGAGATGATGGGCGGTGATTATTTTAAAAACCTTGATGAAATAATTGTTGATACTACGGGGCGCACCACTGATATCAGCGATGATGGGGATGCTGACACATATTTTACAGATGAGAAAGCCGCTCTTGCATATACTCTCACTGGACATCCTGTTCATGGGCAAGACCCGAAAGGGATGGTTAATTATATTGAGTGGTATACAAGAGAAGATGTCAATGGTGATGGTTTTTTAGAAGATATTATATGTTTTTTTGCTGATAATAAATTGATAAGATGGGAAATAAACGAAGAGGGAATGATTTCTTTCTCAGCGGCAAAGCCTATTATTGA